AAATTTTTTCGGAAACTACACTCTCGACAATAGATTATAGTTCCTTATTTCTAAAGAGGTAGGAGAATTGCAGTTCTCTTATCTCTTTTTGATACGAATTTACATCTTTATTATATCGCATTTTGAGAAAAAATAAAACTATGAATATTAGAAATATATTTTATTTTATCTCTAAGTATATATATTATTAGCCACCTAAAAAACTTTCACAAAAACAAAAAGAGTATATGTTTTTGATAACTGGATGATATAACTTATAACTCATTTTACAATTCTTAGTTCATATATATTTATGCCACTAAATTTCTCTAGTTTTGCCGATTTAGTTTTATTCTACAACTAAAATAATACAATAGAATTAGTTATTGTTCAACAAGATTGTTTGAAAATTAAATAAATTTGTAGATATGAATAATATTTTTTATATATAAAAACAAACTAAAACAGTAGAATATATGGTAAAACTTACCTATAGTTTTTGTGTTAAAAAGCTCCTATTATTAATTTAAGTTAGATGAATTAAGGAAGTGACATAAATGGAGCGACAAGAGGTAGAAAGTAAATTACGCAGGGGCGAATTAATGTTGATGGAGTACATGTGAAGGGAAAAGTCTACTCTATCTAAAAAAGAAATAGAAGTAGCAATGAAAGAAAAGTATAAGTGGAGAAAAAGCACTACAGAGATTTTACTTGGAAGATTAGTAAAAATGAGAATATTAAAAAAGAAGAGAGTTGGTTTTCAATTAAACTATGAAGTATTAGTAACTAAAAAAGAATATTTAGATGTAATAAAAGAAGAAAAAGATGTAAGTAAATATGATAATTTTTTTACACAAGTATTTACAACTATACATAAAAAAGAAGAACAAATAAAAGTATTTATAGAAAGTATGCAGAAACTAGGAAAAAAATAATTTTATATTTTTATATGTTAATAGAAAGAAGGGGATATTATGCTAAATAAAAAATTACCAGATTCAGAGTTCAAGATTATGAAATATATTTGGAATACTGGTTATAAAACTGTAATATCAAAAGATGTGGCAGATGAAATGGAAAAAATATATAAATGGAAACAAACTACAACACTAACACTTTTATTAAGGTTAACTAAAAGAGGTTTTTTAGCTTCTCAAAAAATAGGTAAACACACACATTATACAATATTAATAAAAGAAAAAGAATACTTAAAATCAGAAACTAAAAAACTATTTGGAGGTTTACATAATAATCCTTTATCACAGTTAATATCAAAATTACATGATAAAGAAGAGGTAAGTATTGATAAAATAGATGCGCTTGAAGAATGGTTAAGAAGTTTGCAAGAAGATGAAGAATAAGAATATGCCAAAAGGTAGCACTCAATAGTAGCTACCTTTTTGTGGATAAAGCTGGGGATAAACTATGGAA